AGTTTGCCCGCCGTGCCTTGACGAAATGCAGAGCCAACTTCGCAGCTTGACGTTGCCGGGCGATCCCCCGCCGGTCCTCAACCCGCGTCCGGAGACCTATGATCTTGCGGCCACCGACTATCGCATCACCCAGACCTCAGAGGGGGTATCCGTGGTGACCGGCCTCGCTGTGCCGGGGAATGAGGATACGCGGATCACCCAAGCCGAACAGACCCGCATCACGGGGGCATAACGATGGCCAACGCAAAGATCACCCAGCTGCCGCCCGGCGTTGCGCTGAACGGCACAGAACTGTTTGAAAGCGTGCAGGATGGCACCTCGGTTCGTCTGACGGCGGAGCAACTCGCGCAATACGTCGAGAGCGAAGCCTTCGGAAATGTGATCACGGTCTCGCAGGGCGGCACCGGTGCGCAAAGCCTGACGGGATACGTGTTCGGCGCTGGCACAGCGCCACTGAGCGGTGTCCCGCAAATCCCTGCCGAAGATATTACCGGCCTCGCCACTGGGGCCTTCGTCAATCTGGCGGTCGGGCCGACACCGCCGGTCAACCCTTCCGTCGGCGATCTCTGGGTGGATACCAACTGACATGATGACCCCTGAACTGACCTTGAACACGCCCAAAGTGAGCGTAATGACGACATCCGGTCGCGGCATGACGCCGGAAGAAGTGGCCGAACTGGCGCTCGCCAAGCTGATCTCGATCTCGGATAGCGCGCCAACAGAAATCGCGGAGCAGGCCCGCGCATACCGGGAGCGCATGCGACTGGTTTTGATCCATTATATGCGGCAGGCCATCGCTTCTGACCGCACAAACATGTACAATCTCTTAATGGACGCGGGTCATCCTGACCTTGCAGAAACGATCAGGAGGCTCTGATGGCTTTCACGGGCAATTTCATGTGTACCTCTTTCAAGCAGCAGTTGCTGCAGGGGTGCCACGACTTCACGCTCAGCACTGGCGACGTCTTCAAGCTGGCCCTATACACCAACTCGGCCAGCTTTACGGCTGCGACCACCACGTACACTTCGACCAACGAAGTTCCAGCCTCCGGAACCTATGCCGCTGGCGGTGGGACACTGACGAACGTCACACCGACCTCTTCGGGCACGACTGCATTCACCGACTTTGCAGACCTGACGTTTTCCTCGGCAACGATCACGGCTCGCGGGGCGTTGATTTACAACACGACCCCGAACACCACGTCTTCGGCTGGCCTGACCAATCCGACTGTGGCGGTTCTCGACTTCGGGTCCGACAAGACATCAACGGCAGGTGATTTCGTGATCATTTTCCCGACCCCTGACGCTTCCAACGCCATCATCCGGATCGCATAATGGTCGTCACGCTGTACAACCGAGCCAAGATGACGACTGCCACGACAGGCAGCGGCACGATCACGCTTGGCTCGGCGGTCTCCGGCTTTCAATCGTTTGCCTCTGCGGGCGTGACGGATGGCGCTACCGTACGATACACTATCGAGGACGGCACGGCTTGGGAGATCGGAACCGGGACGTATACCGTCTCGGGGACCACGATGACGCGGGTGCTCACCCAATCCAGCACTGGTTCCCTTCTGTCGCTTAGCGGTTCCGCAACGGTATTCCTCACGGCGGCCTATCAGGAACTGGTCGTCCCGTACTATCTGGCAATCACCGCATCCACCACGTGGACAGTGCCAGCGAACTATCCTGCCGACGCCATGGTCACCGTTGAAGCGTGGGGCGCTGGTGGCGGCGGTTCGCGCAGAGGGAGTTCTGGCGGTGGCGGCGGTGGCGGCGGAGCATATGCCATTGCAAGATTTCGGCTTGGCGACTTGGCGTCTTCGATTTCTGTTGGCATCGGGGCGGGTGGTTCGGGCGGCGCAACCAACGGCTCCAATGGCGCGGCTGGCGGCAACACCACCTTTGGCTCTCTCTTGACTGCATATGGCGGTGGTGGCGGTGGCGGCACGGGTGCTAGCACTGACCAGATCGGCGGCGGCGGCGGTGGCTCCATGGGCGCTGGCGGAACCGCCACCACGTCCAACGCTGGGCGCATTGGTGGCGGTCTCGGCGTCAACGCAACGCTTGGCGGCGATGCCACCACGCCCTTCGGCGGCGGCGCTGGCGGCGGCGGCGGTTCTGGCGGCACTGGCGGTTGGGCTTATGCTGGCGGCGGGGGCGGCGGAAGTTCAGGAAGTGGTGTTTCCGGCGGCACAAGTTTGCTTGCTGGTTCTGGCGGTGCTGGAGCGGGCAGCGGCACGGCTGGCGGCGCAGGGTCCACCCCGGCTGGCGGCGGCGCGGCTGGTAACTCCGCAAACGGCGGTGCGGGTGCCCGTGGGGAGGTTCGGATATGGATTTGCTGAAAAAGGCCCAAGTCGTCGATGGCGTGGTCGTGAACATCATCGTCGTAGACCCGCGCGAAGTTCCCGAATGGTGCGCGAATTGGCCGGATGGCGAAAACGCGCAGATTGGCGGCAAGTATGAAAATGGGGTATTCTACCCGCCAGAAGGGTGATAGCCTGCACCTACAATAGGGGTACCGCATGTTAGGATTTAACCCCATTACAGCTGCGCCACTCGCAGCAACAGCAGCATCCAAAGTCGTCGTCAGCGTTACCGGGGTTTCGGCCACCGGTAGCGTTGGCTCTGTAACGGTCGCGGCGGCGGCCAGCGCAACGCTCACCGGCGTATCGGCGACCGGCCAGATCGGAAACGTCGCGATCACCGGCTCCGCGCCCGTAAACGTGAATGGGGTCAGTGGAACCGGTCAGGTTGGAAACGTCACTGCAGCAGCTGGCGCTGGCGTACCAATCACGGGCGTGTCGGCGACCGGGCAGGTGGGTTCCATCACGGTCACTGGCACGGCAAACATCACGCTTTCGGGTGTGTCTGCAACCGGCCAAATCGGCTCCCTCACGATCAATGCCAACGCCACCGTTCAGATCACCGGCCTGCAGGCAGTTGGTGCCGTTGGCTCGGTCACCATTGCCGCCGGGGCGCGGATTGTCCTGACCGGCGTTCAGGCTGTCGGACAGATCGGCGCAGCCTCCGCCTTCACCGGCACTTTGGTGTATGTCACCGGCGTCACCGCCACGGGCCAAATTGGAACGGCTGCGGTCTCGGGGACCGCCACTATCGCGCTCACCGGCCTTAGCGCCACTGGGCAGGTGGGGGATGTGACTATCGCCGCCGGGTCGCGAGCCTACGTCACTGGAGTGTCGGCGACCGGCAGGATTGGCCTTGTCGTCGTTGCAACCACCGGCGCGATCCTTGTCTGGAACGGCTGGTGGTGGCAGTCCTACCCGGTGAAAGTCTGGAACGGTTCATCTTGGGTTTTGAAGCCGCTGCGCCGCTGGAATGGAACAAGTTGGGTCTGAACTCAAGAAGTGGTATAAGCCGCGCGGCAGGCCGTGACAGGATGTGTGGTTTCGTATATCTTGCGGAGAAATACCCAGACCACCCAAATGCTTGAAGGACAGAAGGATGAGTGAGGACCGGCTGACCCGGATCGAGGACAAATTGGACAAAATGTCCGAAGCGATCACCCTCTTGGCCCGCATGGAGGAGCGCATGGTGACGCTGTTCAAACGGATGGATAAATACGACGAAAATCAGTCGAAGCTGATGGAACGCATCGGCGAGATTGAGAAGGTGACCCTGCAGCGCGGGGTCGTGTACCATCTGATCGACAAGGGGTTCTGGCTGGTCGTTGGCGCGGGTTTGACTTGGATCGTACGGGTGATTAAATGAAAACTTGGTCTGATCGCAGCCTGAAAAATTTGCAGGGCATTCATCCAGACCTGCGGCGCGTCATGGATCGCGCCCTGCAGGATAGCCTCATTGATTTTGTGGTGACCGAGGGGCTGCGGACCGTTGATCGGCAGCGCCAGATGGTGGCCGCCGGGGTCTCAAAGACCATGAACAGCCGCCACCTGACAGGCCATGCTGTCGATTTGGTGCCTTTGCTTGATCTCGACAAGGACGGAAAAATCGAAACCTCGGAAATGTACAGCGTGCCCCTGATGCGGCAGCTGCACCAATACATCGAAGCCGCCTTTGTTGCCGAAAACGTTAAGTTCGAATGGGGCGGCAACTGGGGTTGGGACTTTCCTCACTACGAACTGGATCGCCGGGTTTATCCGGCCAAATGAGGCTTGAAATGAAGCTGGTCGATAATGCAAGGGCGGCATGGAAATGGTACTCGGTGCAGGCGCTCGGCGTCTTGACTGTGGTGCCTGTGGTGTGGATTGAACTGCCCGCCGACATCAAAAGTCGCATTCCTGATGAATGGACCCCATACGTGGTGTCTGCGGTGGCCCTTGGCGGCCTTATCGGTCGACTGAAGGCGCAATCGAAATGATGAAATGGATCATCGCCATCGCCACTACTGTCGCCGGACTGGCAGCAATCTGGTTTGGTGGCAGAAAAGCTGGTATTTCTGACGTCAAGGCAAAGCAGAACGAGGAACAACTGAAGGCGGTCAAGGATGCGAACGAGGTGCGCAATGAAGTCGAGGCTCTGGATCGCGATGCTCTCAAGCGCCGCGCTACTAAGTGGGTGCGTGGCCCCGGCAAGTAACTATTGCACGTTGGCGCATCCTATCTTGTTCGGGTCGCAGCAAACTGTGGACTGGTTGGCCAGCAACGATGAGCGTATGCTGACCGACGTGATCGTGCATAACGAACAGGTATCTGCGATCTGCAAGGGGTGACCACTGTGTCCGGACTGACCTACGCAACATACGTCGCCCAGATTGCCGAGATGGCTGTCGTGGACCCGCAGGATGTCAATTTTCAGGCCATCCTTCCGGCCATGATTGACTATGCGGAGTTGCGCATCTACCGCGACCTTGACCTCATGAGTACGTCGACGGCCATCCACGGCCCGCTGATCAAGCTGGATGCAGGAAATCGCAACCTGTCCTTTTCCATGACCCTGCCGGACGGTTCCGGCTCGATTGTGGTGACGGAACAGCTGAACCTGATTTTGCCAGCCGGGCAGACCGATCCGGATGGCGGCAGCGCAGCGCGCGTGACGCTCCTTCCGACCACCAAGGAGTTTCTTGACACCGTCTATGGGTCAAACGCCAGCGCAAACCGCGCGCAGCCGCGCTATTTTGCCCCATTCAACGAAAACCTGTTCTTTGTCGGTCCGGTTCCCGATCAGACCTATTATGTCGAGGTGGTGGCCACCTATCGCCCGAACTCACTTTCGGCCTCCAATACTGTCACCTTCATGAGCCAATACTTCCCCGATTTGCTGATCATGGCCTCCATGATTTACATCTCGGCCTACCAGCGGAACTTCGGTCGGCAGTCTGATGATCCGCAAATGGCGCAATCGTACGAAAGCCAGTATCAGGCCCTTCTCAAGGGGGCGTCCGTCGAGGAGATGCGGAAAAAGTTCGAGAGCAGCGGCTGGTCTTCGCAATCGCCATCCCCACTTGCAACTCCGTCACGGGGGTGACGCATGCCTCACGCCTCCCTTAAACTGGTTCCCGGCGTCGACCAAAATAGAACCCCGGCGCTGAACGAAACTGCAATTTCCGAAAGCAATCTGATCCGCTTCGTGCCGGATCGGCAGGGCATTGCTCTTCCGCAAAAGATTGGCGGATGGACAAGGTTTTACAGCCAGCCGATGACAGCCATCGTCCGGGCGCTCTGGGCATGGGCCGACACAAACAGCAATACCTATCTGGGTGTCGGCGCGACGGACAACCTGTTCACGATCAACAATGGCAGCCTGACCAATCGGTCTCCGCAGTATTACGTCTCGAACCCGTTACTGTCATTCAGCACCACGTCTGGATCGGACGAGGTCTTTATTGATGACACGGGTTCAAATGTTTCCAGCTATGACAGCATTTTTCTTGCAACGCATGTCAGTGTCGGCGGATTGGTGCTTTTTGGTTTTTATACCTGCGAGGCATTGAGCGCCAACACATACTCTGTCTTTGCAAAGAACGTGATTGGCATTTCGACACCGGCAACATCGACCGTATCTGCCGGTGGCTCTGTCGCCTCCTTCGCCACGACGTCCGGCTCGGCTGCAGTCTCTGTGACGCTGGCCAACCACGGGTTTTCGGTCGGATCAACGTTTCCCGTTCTTGTCGCCACCACAGTCGGCGGCATCACCCTGTACGGCAATTACATCGTCCAATCGGTCACCTCTAGCAGCGTTTTTGTGATCTCCGCCGGGAACAGCGCGACCAGTACGGCCACCGGCTCGATCAATGGCGGAAAACCGCAGATCACCTATTATGTGGGCCAGACGGCGCTCCCGCCAGCGACCGGCTATGGCGCTGGTGGCTATGGCGCTGGCGGTTACGGCACCGGCGTCACCGCATCGGGCGGCAGGTCATTCGCTACCACGGCTGCATCCTGTGTCGGGACCACGGCCACGGTCAGCTTCTCTGGCAATTTCTCCGTCCCAGTAGGGTCTCAGATCACCATCTCCGGAGTGACCCCGTCTGGATACAACGGGACGTGGGCGGTCAAATCGTCGACCAGCGGGGCGACGTCCACGGTCAGCTTTACCGTGCCGTCCGCACTTGGCGTTCAGACTGTCGCCGGTACAATCGCTGTCAACATCTGGGCCTTTACCGGAACAGCAGATTGGACCCTTGATAACTGGGGCGAATATCTGATCGCCAACCCGCAGGATGGCGAAATTTACTTCTGGAACCCGACCGGCGGAAACGTCCACGCATCTGTCGTTCCCAATGCTCCGAAGGTCAATGAGGGTTGCTTTGTTGCCATGCCTGAGCGCCAGATTGTCGCCTATGGCTCGACGTTCAACGGCATCAAAGACCCCCTGCTGATCCGCTGGTGCGACATCGCAAACTTCACCGTTTGGGCTGGGACCGTTGCCAATCAGGCGGGGTCGTATCGCATCCCGAAAGGGTCACGCATCGTGGGGGCGATGCAGGGTCCGCAGCAAGGTCTGATCTGGACTGACCTCGGCATCTGGGCAATGCAATACATCAACCTGCCGCTGGTCTGGTCATTCAACGAGGTCGCGACGGGCTGCGGTCTGATCGGGAAAAAGGCCGCTGCGGCGCTGTCCGGATCAGTCTTCTGGATGTCTCAAACCCAGTTTTTCACCTTGTCCGGCAGTGGCGTGCAGCCCATCCCATGCCCGATTTGGGACGTCATCTTCCAAGACATCGACCTGTCGCAGGCCGACAAGATCAGATGCGCCACCAACGCACGCTTCGGCGAAGTGGTGTGGTACTATCCAACGACCGGCTCCGGCGGTGTGCCCACAAAATACGTCAAGCTGAACCCGCTTCTTGGCAGCTGGGACTTCGGCACACTGACGCGCACGGCGTGGATCGACCAATCGGTGCTCGGTGCGCCGATTGGCGCTGGCGGAAACAACGTGATCTATCAGCACGAAACCTCGACGGATGCCGATGGCAGCGCCATCAATGCCTACATCCAGACCGGCTGGTTCACGCTGGACGAGGGCGACCTGAAGACTTTCGTTGATCAGGTCTGGCCAGACATGAAGTGGGGATATTATGGCGGCGCACAGGATGCCAACGTCCTGATCACGTTTTACGTCGCGGACTACCCCGGTGGAACCGTTCGCACCCATGGCCCCTATGACGTCACGCAAGCCACGACCTTTGTTACGCCGCGACTGCGCGGGCGACTGATCTCGATCCGGATTGAGAGCAATGACATTGGCTCCTTCTGGCGTCTTGGCAACATCCGTTATCGCCTCCAGCCCGATGGGAAATTCTGATGGCATCTCTTGCAGACATGCTGACGACGGCAAAGAACATCGTCACCGCACTGAACCAGCTGGGCCAAACGTACCTTCAGGTCCAAGGCACTCAGCAAATCAACGGCATCACGACCCCAACACTGGTTCAGTCCGGCCAAGGCCGCCTGTGTCGGGTAATCGTAACTGTGGCTGGCAGCGGGGATGGGGCGATTTATGACGCGGCATCTTCCTCTCTGACCACCGGAAAGGTCTTCCTTGTCCCGAAAGACCACGGCATTTACGAAGTGAACTTGCCCATCAACAATGGTATCGTCGTCGCGCCCGGATCAGGCCAGACTATCTCCGTCAGCTATTCGTGAGGACCAAAATGCCCCTGAAGCCCGGATCATCGCAAGATACCATTTCCCACAACATTTCGGAGATGATCCACGCTGGCCATCCGAAGGATCAGGCTATCGCGGCGGCTCTGAACACCGCGCGCCAAGGGTACAGACGCGGCGGCATGACCAAGATCAAGGTCCACAAAGGGCCAATTCATTCGTCCGTCGCTGGTCGAACAGACCATCTCCCCATGCATGTTGCATCCGGCTCCTACGTCATCCCCGCTGACATCATTTCCGCCATGGGGGAAGGCAATTCGATGGCCGGGTTCAAGGTTGCCAAGTCGATCTTTTCCGTGAAGGGTCCGTACAATCAAAGTATTGGGTCCATGCCATATGGCGGCGGCGCTATGCCGTACGGGCAGCCCGGCATCCATAAGTCCGAAGGCGGAGAGGCAGACGCGGTGCCCATCGTGGCGGCTGGTGGCGAATATGTGATCTCACCGCAGGAAGTGGAGCAGATCGGCAACGGTTCCATAGATGATGGCCACAAAATACTTGATGCCTTCGTCAAAAAAATGCGAAAAAAAACCATCAGAACCCTGCAATCCTTGCCGGGGCCGAAAAAGGATTAACCTGATGGATGACGTGGTTGTGCGCACAGGGGTCGAAGCTGACTTCAATGGCATGATGGATATTTCTCTGGCGGCGACCAGCGAAAATGCTTTTGCGAAGCCGGACATCGACAAACTGGCAACGACGATTTGGGGCGCGCTGACACGTCAAACTGGCATCTGCGGCGTCATCGGCCCGGTCGGCGGCAAACTGCAGGGCGCGGTACTTCTCTCCATGGGGGAGATGTGGTACAGCAAGGAACTGATCCTTGAGGAAAAGGCGATCTTTGTCGACCCTGAATTCCGGGCGGCAAAAGGTGGAAGAGCAAAAAAGCTGGCTGAATTTGCCAAATTGACTGCGACGGAGTTGGAACTCCCTCTGGCTATCGGGGTGCTCTCGACATCTCGCACAGAGGCAAAAATTCGCCTTTATGAGCGTGTCTTCGGCTCGCCAACTGGTGTATACTTCCTTTACGGCGCAAAAACTGGCCTCGGAAATGAGGCAGACGGAGGCTCCTGATGGGCGGCAAAACTTCTACCACGACGCAAAAGGTCCAAATCCCGCCGGAAGTTTTGGCGCGATATAATGCTGTCAATGCGCGTGCCGAAGATGTCGCGAAGACCCCGTTCCAGTCATACGGAACTGACCCATCGGATTTCGTTGCTCAGATCAACGACCAACAGCAGCAAGGTATCCAAAATATCAACTCGGCTGCCGGGGCATATCAACCCTATTTTGAGCGGGCCATGGTTGCGGGAACCGCCGGTATGGCGAGCGCGCAGCCATATGCTCTTGATCTCAACAAGTACATGAACCCCTATCAGCAGCAGGTCATTGACGCGACCATGCGGCAGATGGGGCAGGCAAACGAACAGGCCCAATCGGGCGCGCTGGGAACAGCAGTGTCGTCAGGGGCCTTTGGTGGAGACCGGGCGGGGATCGCGGCGGCAAACCTTGCCAATCAGCAAGGCATCTCCATGGGGTCCACGCTGGCCGGTCTGAACGCCCAAAACTACAACCAAGCCCTTGCGGCTGCCCAGCAACAGCAGGGGGTCTATTTGGGTGCCACGCAGGCCGATCTGGCGCGCCTAACGCAAGGCGGCCAGTTTTACTTGGGCTTGGGTCAACAGGCCCAGCAGGCTGGCCTGCAGGGTGCCGAGGCGCAAATCAATGCCGGGACGCTGGGTCAGCAAACCGAACAGGCTGGCAAGACAGCACTCTATAACCAGTTTCAGCAGAAGCAGGCATATCCGTTTCAGCTTGCGCAGTTCCTCGCAAATATTGCGATGGGGACAGGCGCGCTGTCTGGATCGACCACCACCACGACGCAGCCGTCATCGTGGTGGTCGGATCGCCGCCTGAAGGAAGATATTCGCCGGATCGGCCACACCGATGACGGCCTCCCGATCTACAAGTTTAAGTACAAGGGGGACGAGAACCATCAAACCCATATCGGCTTCATGGCCGACGAGGTCGAGCAGGTCAAACCGGAGGCAGTGGGCGTCTCTGGCGGCTATAAGACCGTTGACTATGACCGCGCCACAAAGGCTGATGGAGGTGGCGTGGCCGGGCCTTACGGGGCGTCCTTCGGCTCCCAGAACCCCTACGCTGGCGGATATGTGCCGCAGGCCATTCTGCCGGTCGGCCAACTGATTGTGGCGGACAGCTCTCAACTGGACAATGCCAACCAGTCGATGGCTTCCCAGCTTGAGGCGGCAGCAAATTTTGGCGAAAACCTTATCAAGCTGCGCGACACCTTTGGGCCGGGCGGTGACTTGTACAAGGCACGCTCTCAGCGCGAGGCTGAGGCCGCAGCGGGCGTCAAAACCACCCCTGCCGTCGATACGACGCAGCCAGAAACCGTGACCACCGTGCGCCGTCCCGGCGATTGGCGCGGCGGCGTGGTCGGGTATGCCGATGGCGGCGCGGCCTACCTGAATGCCGGTCTCGGCGCTGCCGATCAAAATCCCGTGGATAAGCGTGGTTACCTCGCCGATACCGTGGATAGCCAAGAGGAAGAAAAAAAGAAGTATGGCATGCAGACGGCTGGCGGGACGCCCGACGCACCCCAAAGCACCATCGGCAAGATTGGTCAAGCCGCTGGCACCGTGGCAGCCATCGCAAACGCGGCTAAAGCGGTGATGGCTTTCGCAGCATCCGACCGTCGCATGAAGCACGACATCCGCCGGATCGGTCGCACGGATCACGGCATGCCGATCTACAGCTTCAAGTACAAGGGTGATGACCGCGAGCAGACCCACATTGGCTTCATGGCCGACGAAGTCCAAAAGCACCATCCGGACGCCGTGATGACCGGTCGGGACGGCTATAAGCGCGTCGATTACAGCCAAGCGGACAGGTTTTATCAGGGCGGCGTCGTACGAAGCGGTTATGCCGGTGGTGGGGGTCCAACCACCTCTGCATTCTTCGATCCGCGCCGTGAAGAGTTGTCAAAGACAATGGACCTTGTCCCGCCCACCAGCAACGCATTTGGACTGACCGATTATGGACGTCTTTTGCGAGACTTTGGTGTACCATTAGACGCCCCCGCTGCGCGTCCGAGCGGCCACGTCACTATGGAAACCACACCCCAGACACCCGCTGCGCTTTCGGGCAGCTCGGCAAATTTGGGCGTAGCAAACACCAACCGCGACCGGCTGTCTTATGATCTGCCGGTATATACCTCCAATAATGTGCCGCCGCCCCGCCCAGCCGATCTGGGAACGCCGACGGTATATACCTCCAATAATGTGCCGCCGCCCCGCCCAGCCGATCTGGGCACGCCGGCGCTG